GTACTTGCACATAAGTAATAATAATAGCTCTACTAAAAAAGTATATGTGCAATTTTATCATGCAGGTGATACGGCATATCACTACATAGCTAATGCCCTTAGTATGGCAGGAAACTCTGTAACTAACTTAGTTAATGGTGGTTACTTTAACTTACACTCAGGAGATAAGATTGTAGTCTATGGAGAAACTGCTAATACTATGGAAGTAATAGTTTCTTTTGAAGAGTACTTTGACCCTAATAGAAGTTAACGCATAACGGGATTGCAATCTTGTATGTAGAACTATAAATAAAAACATGGTATAACTATCCTTGGTAATATAAAAAGGAGATATACCATGTTTAAAAGATTTATTAAAAGACTACAGAAGAACCAACAACGCCGTGCCGATTACTGGCTTCTGCATAATATGTCAGATAAGTACTTATTAGATATAGGAATTACACGTGGCGAAATCAAAAGCAAAATCTACCGTTAATGCGGCGGGTAACTATACTAAGCCTAGTATGCGTAAGTCTCTTGTGGCATCCGTTAAGGCTGGCGGCAAAGGTGGACGCCCCGGACAGTGGAGCGCACGTAAAGCTCAAATGGTTGCAAAGCAATACAAAGCTAAAGGTGGAGGGTATAAGTCGTGAAGGTAGAGGCACCTAAAGGTTATCATTGGATGAAACAGACTGATGGTAAAATGAAGTTAATGAAACATGCAGGTAAGTTTGTCCCTCACAAAGGGGCAAGCCTTACTGCTAACTTTGCCGTACAAAAGAAACACAATGACAAAAAGTAAAAGTCAACAAAGTCTAAGTAAATGGACTAAACAAGATTGGAGAACTAAAAGTGGTAAACCTTCGACTCAGGGTTCTAAAGCTACAGGGGAAAGGTATTTACCTGCTGGCGCTATTAAAGCTATGGATGCTAATACTTATTCGTCCAGTAGCGCAAAGAAAAGAAAAGATACAAAGGCGGGTAAGCAATTTTCTAAGCAACCTAAAAAGGCGGCTGAAACTGCCAAACGTTTTCGGAGGGTCTGATGACATCCTTTGAAGAGGCAGACAAAAATAACACAGGTTCTATTGAGAAGCATGAATGGGACTTACTGTTACTAGAAGACAAGCGTAGGAGAATAGAAGATGAGGACGCACATAGGGATCAAACTAGAAAGATGGCTTGGTTCGCTTTATGGGGAATGTTACTTTATCCTTTTGGTGTCATTGGCACAGGTGCGCTTGGCTTGGACAACGCATCGTCAATCATTGGCAGCATGGCTTCCATCTATTTTGTTTCTGTTGCTGGCGTGGTTTCTGTCTTTATGGGTGTAGGTACACTAGTAAAGAAGGGTCCAATTAAATGATACTAGGACAACTCTTTGGTGCAGTAGGTAATCTTGCCAGTACATACCTTGATGGTAAAGTAGCTGTACAGAAAGCTAACGCAGAGATAAAAGTTAAACAAGCTACTGGTGAGATTGATTGGGACATTGAAGCAATCAAAGCTACACAGAATAGTTGGAAAGATGAGTGGATAACTCTGCTTTTTAGTATCCCATTAATTTTAGCCTTTTGTGGTGATTGGGGAAATGAGATTGTACAGCGTGGGTTCTTAGCACTAGAGGTTATGCCAGCATGGTATCAGTACTCATTAGGCGGTATCGTAAGCGCAAGCATAGGAATAAGGTCAGTATCTAAGTTCTTTGGTAAAAAGTAATGTGGGTATTAATATGGCTACAACTTACTTCAGGCATGCCGCTTGATTATTTTCAACTAGGCACATACAATAATAAAAATATATGTGAGCAACAAAGAAAAAAAGCAGAAGTTATGATTGTACATAACGGTATATCTGTACAATGTATAGGAATAGAAAAGGTTAGTAACAATGAGTTTTAAATTAAGTACACGTAGTCTTGGCAAACTAGAAGGTGTAGACAGTCGTTTAATTGACGTTGTAGAACGTGCAATAGAATTAACTAAAGTAGACTTTGGTGTAATCTATGGTATGCGTACCTTAGAGGAGCAAGAAAAACTTGTAGCGGCAGGTAAATCACAGACTATGAAATCTAATCACCTAGTAGGTAGGGCAGTAGACCTTATGGCATACGTAGACGGTAAGGGCGTGTGGGAACTAAACGTGTATGATGATTTATGTGACGCAATGAAAGAAGCAGCGGAAGAGTTAGGCACACCCGTTAAGTGGGGTGCAGCTTGGTCTGAAGGAGACATACGTACATATCCCGGCACTGCAGAAGAGGCAATGATGAAGTACATTGATCTTCGCCGTAGTCAGGGACGTAGACCATTTATTGACGGTCCACATTTTGAGTTAATGTAAAAGGAAGTAATATGGCACGTGAGTTAACTGAAAGACAGCAAAAGTTTTTAGCGGTCCTTATGGACGAAGCAGGTGGTGACATTACTACCGCTAAGAACATGGCTGGATACTCACCTAATACTACAAACACAGAGATTACTAATAGCCTTAAAGAAGAGATACTGGACGTAACTCACAGCTATCTTGCACGTAACGTACCTAAAGCTGCAATGGCTATGGTAGGTGCATTATACGATCCTACTGAGTTAGGTATACGTGATAAGATGGCTGCCGCAAAAGAACTACTAGATCGTACTGGTCTTGTTAAGACAGAGAAGATGCAAGTAGAAGCAAAGGGTGGTGTCATGTTAATGCCAGCTAAAGCAGTAGAAGAAGAAATGTGTGTATGTGGAAATGGTATAAGTGAATGTATGTGTAATGACTAAACCAGTAGGTAAGTGGAAACTACCTCAACCGACAGACCTAAAAGAAGACAATGTATGGGTTCCAATCCCACGTGTAGCAAGAACAATTCCATATGGATATAAAATAGATCCAGAAGATAACATAATACTCTTGCCAATTGACTACGAACTTGATATGCTTGAGCAAGCAAAGAAATACATAAAGCAGTATTCGTATCGAGAAGTAGCAAACTGGCTTACCAGAAATACAGGTAGGTCAATTTCACACGTAGGATTAAAGAAACGGTTGGACAATGAGCGACAAAGAAAAAACAAAGCTGGAAGCCTACGCAGATGGGCAGACTATGCAAAAAAGGCAATCGCCAAAGCGGAAGAAATCGAAGCCAAAAGAGTCGGTGCGAAAGAAATCCAAGACAACACGACAGAAGAAAGAGCAGCCTAGCCCTGCAGTAATACTAGAAAAGTTTACTGACAAGATTGAAGAAGAATACAATGTAATCTTTAAACCTAATGATGGGCCACAGACAGACTTTCTTGCCGCAAGTGAACGTGAAGTACTATATGGTGGCAGTGCAGGTGGTGGTAAATCGTATGCAATGCTTGCAGATCCACTACGCTACATGGGCAATCCTGCATTTTCAGGCTTACTACTACGACATACTACAGAAGAACTAAGAGAACTTATTACTAAATCACAGGAAATGTATCCAAAGATTTGGCCCGGTATTAAATGGTCAGAACGTAAGATGCAATGGACTGCACCATCAGGTGCTAAACTGTGGCTAAGTTACTTAGATAAAGATCAAGACGTTACAAGATACCAAGGTCTAGCATTTAGCTGGATAGGATTTGACGAACTCACACAATGGGCTACACCTTTTGCTTGGTCTTATATGCGCTCACGTTTAAGATCGGCAGACCCTACCCTTCCTCTTTCTATGAGGGCAACTACTAACCCCGGTGGAAGGGGTCATGGTTGGGTAAAGAAAATGTTTATTGATCCTGCACCTGCAGGTAAATCATACATAGCTACAGACATTGAAACAGGAGAACAGTTAAAGTATCCTGCAGGACATGAAAAGGCAGGAAGACCATTATTCAAACGTAGGTTTATACCTGCAAGACTAAAGGACAATCCTTACTTGGCACAACAAGGTGACTACGAAGCAATGCTTCTATCGTTACCTGAACAACAACGAAGACAGTTACTAGATGGTGATTGGGATATTAAAGAAGGNGCAGCCTTTACAGAGTTTAACAGAAATATACATGTAGTTGAACCCTTTGTTATTCCTAGTAACTGGGTAAAGTTTAGAGCCTGTGACTATGGATATGGAAGTTATACAGGTGTACTTTGGTTTGCAGTTAGTCCTAGTGAACAGTTGGTAGTATATAGAGAGTTATATGTATCAAAGGTTCTTGCAGTTGACTTAGCTGACATGGTACTTGAGGAAGAGGCTGGCGATGGTAACATGCGTTACGGGGTTCTTGATAGTTCTTTGTGGCATAAACGTGGTGATACTGGCCCTTCTTTGGCAGAACAAATGATTATGCGTGGATGTCGTTGGCGTCCATCAGATAGAAGTAAAGGCTCACGTGTAGCAGGTAAGAATGAAATACATAGACGTTTACAGGTAGATGATTTTACAGAAGAACCAAGGCTAGTATTCTTTGACACTTGTAGAGAAACAATATCACAGTTACCTGCAATACCTCTGGATAAAAAGAACCCAGAAGATGTAGATACACATTCAGAAGACCACTTGTATGATGCTTTAAGATATGGTATAATGTCAAGACCACGATTTAGTATATGGGATTATGATGTTCGTGGCACTCCTACAAACAGTATGCCAGTAGCAGATTCTAAATTCGGATATTAAGGAAACCTAGATGGAAGAAGATAACACATTTATTGAAGACGAGTCAATTGTATTAGAAGATACAGATGAGTCTAATGTAGACGATTATAAAACTAATAACATTATTCCTTACATTCAAAGTAGGTATAAACGTGCAGAAGATTATCGTCAACAAGACGAAACTCGTTGGTTAGATGCCTATAGAAACTATCGTGGTATATACGGACCAGACGTACAGTTTACAGAAGTAGAAAAATCTAGGGTATTTATTAAAGTAACTAAAACAAAAACTCTTGCTGCCTATCAACAATTAGAGTCTGTAATGTTTGCAAACAATAAGTTTCCTCTTACAGTTGATCCTACTGAATTACCAGAGGGTGTAGTCTCAGATGTACATTTTGATCCTAAAGAACCAGATCAAATTAAAACTTCAGATGTAGATAAAGAAGTAAGTCCTTATGGTTATAAGGGTGACGGTAAAGAGTTACCTAAAGGTGCAACTGCCAAAACTCTTGGTGAAATGTTAGGTCCACTTACAGATAAATTAAAAGACATTGATGGTTTAAAAGAAGGTGTAGGTCTTACACCTACTGCAGTTACATTTAGTCCTGCAATGGTTGCCGCAAAGAAAATGCAAAAGAAAATACAAGACCAACTAGAAGAGTCTAATGCAAGTAAACATCTTCGCAATACTGCATTTGAAATGGCTCTATTTGGTACAGGTGTAATGAAGGGACCATTTGCCGTAGACAAAGAGTATCCACAATGGGATGAAGACGGTAACTATAATCCTATAATTAAAACAGTACCACAGGTATCCCATGTATCTGTGTGGAACTTTTATCCAGATCCTGATGCCAATAACATGGATGAAGCTCAGTATGTAATTGAGCGTCATAAGATGTCCAGATCACAGATTAGACAACTTAAACAACGTCCTTTCTTTCGTAACTCAGTAATTGATGAAGCTATTGAACTAGGTGAAAATTACAACAAAGAATCTTGGGAAGATGATTTATCTGACTACGCACCTGAACATGGTGTAGAAAGATATGAAGTACTAGAGTATTGGGGTACAGTAGATGTATCTATGCTTGAAGAACAGGGAGTAGATATACCCTCTGAACTTAGCGAAGTAGA